GGATATGGCACATGGCCGGATATCAAGGAAGAGACCAAAAAGGCAAAGGGCTCATCGGGAATTCTGATTCATACAGGCGAGCTGCGCGGCGATATCACATGGGAGGTTCGCAGTGAGTGATTTATCCGATCTCGATATGACCGACGCGCTGATTGGCTGGGAGCAGCCCGTAAAGCTCAAATCCAGAGCAGAAGTCACGGTAGATTTTATGCCCGTCTCCGTCGTCACGGTTCATGACATCATCGCAGTTGTGCAGAGTGCCAACAAAGAAAACCTGACGCTCGACAGCCTGGACTGGTCGAAAGAGTACCTGCTCATTCATGCGCGCACGGAGATAGAGGTGGGCCAGTTCATTGAGAAGAACGGCAGAGATTATAAGGTCGTCTCTCCTGGCGATTTCATGGACTACGGCTTCTGCTCTGTCATTGCGGAGGAGACCAAGCTTCCACTACTGGTGGCGACGCCATGAAGCAACCTCACCTGATAGCAGTTGCCCGCTTTGTTCGCGACCTGCTGAGTTATGACGAGCAGCTCATTAAGTTTGACCGCCAGAACATCATCGCTACCGACTTCTCCAGAGGCTATATCGTCGTTAATGGCAGCCTGCCGCAGTCGGTGCTCGCCAGAGGCCAGCGATTTAACGGCGTCACAGAGGAGATGCGTTACACCGCAGCGGTCAGCCACGCCATTGTGCTGGAGTTCTATGGCGATGCCGCTTATGCAAACGCAGAAGAGTATCTGATGCTCAGCAGCAGCCAGAAAGGCTGTGAGCTTCGGCGTAAAAATGGCCTGACGATTATGTCGGTATCAAACATCACGGACGTCGGCCAGCTTCTGGGCCAGTCGCACGGTAACCGCGTTCACCTCAGCTTCAACATCCAGTACGCCCCGGCTCGCGATGTGCAGACCCTGCGCATAGATACGCCGCAGTTTAAATTTCTAGAGGACAAGTAAATGCCGGCATCAATTAACAACGTCATTAACGTGACGCTCCTTGAGGAAGGTCGCTCGGCCGCCCGCGACAACATCAACGTCTGCGCCATCATGACAAGCCAGGCTGGTGTGCTGAGCACTGCTGAACGGTGGAGAGCATACAAAACCCCGTCAGCCGTTGAGCAGGACTTTGGCGCATCGTCTGTGACCGCTGCTTTCGCTAATACTTTTTTCGGCACCTCACCAAACCCTGTATCAGCAGGCGGCACGCTGATTATTGGCTTCTGGAACGCCGCCGGTGAAACGCTGCCTGCCACATCTGGCCTGCTGCGCGGTGCGGAAATCTCACAGGCCGCCGTGCTACCGGCTCTGCGTCAGGTTGATGACTGGTCGTTCAGTGTCGATATTGACGGCACAGCGCATGAAGTCACCGGAATCGATGGGTCTACCGCGGCAACTGTTGCGGACGTTGTGGCGCAGATCCAGGAGGCCATTACACCTGAAGTGGCGCTGGTATCTTTCGATGGCTCGCGCATTTTCATTGCCAGTCCGACTGCGGGTGCAGCATCAATTGTAGGTTACACGGAGCCAGCTTCGGAAGGCACCTTTATCGGTGACCTGCTGGCGATCGCCAATGGTTCTGGTGCAGTTAAAACAGACGGCAGAGCGGCGGCGTCAGTAGCGCCAGAATCGCAGCTGGAAGCACTGAGCGCGCTGAAAGCTCAGGTCAACATCAAGGGCGTCTCTTTCATCGATAAAATCCTTGATGCGCAGATCCCGCTCATCGCTTCATGGGCGAAAGCAAATGCGGTGATTGTCTATGAGACGTTCGCCGGAGACGAAGCGCTGCAGGTGGACCCGCTCAATCCTGCATGGGCCGTAACGCTGGCGAGCCAGAGTAACTTCCGTATGCTCTACAGCAAAGCCGGCAATCGCAAGCTGGCAGTAAGCTATATGGCACGCACCCACACGGTTAACTTTAACGGCGAGCGCACGGCGATCACGCTGCACCTCAAAACGCTGAATGTGCCGGCAGAAGATTACTCGCAGACAGAGATTGATAAAGCTAAGCGCGTGGGCCTCGACATCTACACCACGATCAAAGACGTACCGTGCGTGCTGACCAGCGGTGCTAACGACTTCGTCGATAACGTCTACAACCTGATGGCCTATGTTGACGCTGTGCAGACCGACTCGTTCAATCTGCTGAAAACCACCCCGACCAAAGTGCCGCAAACCTACTACGGCGTGGACCAGCTGGAAGACTGCGCAGAAAAGACCACCCGTGGCTTTGTCCGTTCCGGCGTCTTCAGCCCGGGAACCTGGACGCTGCCGGATTTCTTTGGTGACCGAGATATGTTCCTGCGCAACATTGAGCAGAACGGCTTCTACGTGCTGGCAGGTGACCTTTCGGACCAGTCAACGGCTGACCGGCAGGAGCGCAAGTCTCCGGTGCTGCAGATTGCAGTGAAGAACGCCGGCGCCATTCACAGCGAAGACATCATCATCAACTTTAATAAATAAGGGGCGGTAAATGTCTCAGATTGTTGTTAGTGCAGATACCGCCACAATCGTGCTTAACGGGCGGATCATCACGGATATCGCATCAGGCGACTACCTGACGCTCACGCCATCAAACGCCCTGACCAGCCGGGCAAACAGCTCACAAAACGGGGTCACTATCTCTAAGCGCGTTGATTCAGGCGTGCACGTGATGGTGTTCCGGGTGCAGAAGTTCTCGAACGATGATGTCTGGCTTAATCAGCAGCGTAACTCAGCTATCCCGCGCTTGTTTAATGGCTCAATCAAAGAGTCGTTTGTGCGGGATGGCGCCGCGCTGAAAGAGACGTACGATCTGCAGGTCGGCTCTATCACCACGCAGCCTACGCAAACCAAAAACAACCAGGACGTCAATGCGCTCATGGAATACACCATCGAGTTCCGCAACGTCGTGCGCAACGTATAAGGCCGGGTATGTCAAAAGAACAGCAGAATAAAGCGCTGGAGATGATTAAGGCCGTCTACAACGATGGCTTTGCAGATATCAACGGCAATCGCTATGAGTTCGCCAGCATGACGCACAAGAAGCGTCGCAAGGTGTTCGCTTTCTTCACCGGCATAGCCAGCGAGCTTTCACGTCAGTCTATGGAGTTCCTCGATACAGAGCGCTTTGAAGAAATTGAGCGCGTGATGTTCGATTACATCCTTTTCGATGGCGTTCAGCTATCAAAGCAGCCCGATCACTTCGAGGATTTTGCCGGTGACTATATCCTCCTGATTACTACCGCGCTGCAGGTTATCAGCCTGCCTTTTATGGCCGGGAGCAATATGAACTCACCTTCAGAAGCTCCAGAAACGCAGAAGTTTACGTTAAATCCTCGAACATAAGCGACGACATGAGCATGTATCTGGCGCTGTCAAAGGCCGGATACGGCTCATACAAAGAGCTTATTGAGCTGGATACGCCAGAGCTTTTTGACATGCTGGAGTTTGAGAACATCAGCGCTGATATCCAGCACTACCAGATGGAGAATGCTAAGAATGGCAATAGTCAATGAGCTGATTACCAAGTTCGGGTTCGTTGGCGACCTGGCACCGCAGGAAAACTTCAACGCCAATCTGAAAGCATCCATCGGCCTGCTGGCAGGGCTGGGCGCGGCGATTGCCGGATCTGCTGCAGGTATAGCAGGCTGGGTGACCTCTGTCAGCGAGTCAATCGACCCGCTCGTACAGTTCAGCCGGGAGTCTGGTGTCGCAATCGAAACTATCCAGACTCTGGGTTATGCGGCCGAAGTGAACGGCTCAAGCGTGGACGCACTGCAGGCTTCACTGGGAGAGATGACAAAGCGCGTAGGGGAGTTTGTTTCAACCGGAGAGGGTGAGGCTAAGGATGTCGCAAGCCGTCTGGGCCTGCAGTTCAAAGACCTCAACGGCCAGGTGAAAACCGCAGACATCATATTCCGCGAGCTGGCTGACAAGCTGCACGGCATGAGCCAGGCAGAAAAGTTCTCAGTGCTGGATAAGATGGGTATCGACCGCTCCATGGTTCAGCTGCTTTCGATGACGGGTAACGAAATTGAAGGCATGCAGGAAAAGGCCCGGGCGCTGGGTATCGTTACGCAGGAACAGGCCGATGCTTTCGCTGATTACAACGACTCGCTGACCACACTGGGTAAAGGGTTCGATGGGCTGAAGTTTCAGGTGGCGATCGGATTTGTACCGGTGCTTAAAGAGCTAATTGAAGGATTCACTGATTTCCTTATCGCAAACAAGGAGCTGATACAAAACGGGCTGCGCCATCTGGGTGAAATCATCTTCGCAGTTATGGGGATGGTGCGTCGCTTTGCTCCGATTGTAGCCGTCATCACCGCTGGCTTTATCGCCTGGCGGATTGCTGCGGTAGGGCTGCGTACGGTACTGGCTACAATCTTCTCTCCTGTGGTTCTCATAACCGCCGCCATCGTTGCTATCGTGCTTGTGATTGATGATCTGCTTACTGCAATGGAAGGCGGGCAGAGTGTTATTGCTGACTTCTTCAAAGATAACTGGGGCATCGACATTGTTCCGGGGCTTCTCGCCATCAAAGACACTGTAATGGCCGTGGTGGATTACATCGTTGACTACTTCAAGACAGGAGTAGAAAACATAAAACTGATGTTCTCAGCTCTCTGGAAGCTTCTCACTGGCGATTTCAGAGGTGCATGGAAAGACGTGGTCACGATTTTCGATAATACCGTCGAGCAGCTTAAGAAGCCTTTTACAGCCTTCATTGACTGGGCGAAAAACCTTTTCGCCGGGCTCGGGGATTATATCGGAAATGTAATCAGTAACGCTGCATCAGGTGCGTGGGATGCGACGAAGTCGTTTTTTGGTTTCGGTGAAGCCGAGGAGAGGCCGGTCGTGCCGGTTGGTGGCGGGTACGGGGGGATGAATGGCATTCCGTATGGCAACCCGGGTCTGAATGGCAATCTCGCCTACGCGCCGGCAGGCAACGTGAGTAACGTGCAGGTCAGCCAGAGCAATACCATGCACATTAATACGTCAGATCCGGTTGTGGCCGGTAACACGGCGGCTGAAGGACTGCAGCAGGGCATGAAGGACGCTAACCGGATGTTTTCAAGAGGTGGCAGGTAATGGGCATTCTCGACGGTTTCACAAAGGCTCAGGAGTCGGGTAAGGCAACGGTTAAAAAGGTTGGCATTGGCGGGTTCTCTCTGTTCGCCCGCGTCGGGGATACGGTTACTTATCCTTCTCAGGTTCCCGTAGATGTTCTGGAAGATGGCAGCAACGCTTCTGACGACATCATCAACGGTCCGATACAGGTGCAAATCACTGGCACAGTGTCTGATGTGTACGCAGATGCAAAGCCTAATGCAGCATTCAGCCTGCTTCCTGATTACTCCCGCTATGGGGAGGTGATCGAGTACATCCCCTCAAAAACACAGCAGCAGCTTCAGAAAATCAATGAAATTGCTGACCGGGCAGAGCAAAAGATACTTGAGGCAAAGCGGCTGACTGATAAAGGCGGCGACCTGTTTGGCCTGGTCGGCAATCCTGTCGCCGGCGGCGCAAAGGGGATCAGAGAGCAGTTCGTGGACTTCCTTGAGGCTATCTATTACGGCAAGCAGCTCGTCTCCGTAGAGGTCGAGTACCGCACGCACGAAAACATGGCTCTGAGCAGTCTGGTCTTTTCCACCGACAACCAGACGATGGAGACTAAATTTCAGGCGGGATTTACGAAGGTTAATTTCACGCAGCTGACCACGACAGCGATCGAACAACAGTTTAAATCACCTTCGCCGGCAGCTAAGGCGAAAACAGCCGCTGCTGCCAATAAAGGCACGCAGACGCCCGCGGACAACTCAAAGTCTTCCTCACCTTCTGCCGGCGGGTCAAAATCAATCGCGAAAGCAGTAAGTGATGCAATCTTCGGTAAATAATCATGGATAAAATTTCCAATGTAACTGATGAGCCTGTTCAGCGGCACGTTCTGCTGTTCGAGCGCGGGGAGGCGGTGATTATCCTCCGTCATCTTCCGGTCGTGGAGATGTGGAAGATGCGAGCTGAGTACAATGGCGATTTCATCGACGGCGTTAAGCTCTCCCTCGGAACGCTTCATTTTCGGCACAAGAACTGGCCTTTTGACATTGCGCTTCTTTGCACCGATAACTCCGGACTTGATCCATACAGGGCAGATGATTTTGCCAGCGGCCGTGTGGAGCTGTATATGGTGACACCGGAAGAGATGATTCAGATACGTGGGGGAGATGTACCGTAATGGAAACCTTCTATCGCGATTACCGGCTTACTGTTGGACTGGGTAATCAGGCAGTAATAATTGAGCCGCCGATGTCAGTGTCCTTCAAAGCGCTTGAGTCGGTAGATAAAAAGTCGCTGGGTAAATTAACGGTATCCATCAACGGCCTCAAGCCTTCTACCCAGCTACAACTCGTAAAGGCCGAGGATGATCCTAAATACATACCGGTGCGTTTAGAGGTTGGATATGACGGGAAACTGCGTCAGGTTTTTCAGGGGTCGGTAAAAAGTGGTGCGGTGAAACGGGAGGGCGCCATTCATGTTGTCAGCCTGGAGTGTGAAGATGGCGGGCATGATTATATCAACGCTTTTACATCCCGTACGGTGCGCGGCAAAGAACAGGTGGTTGATTCAGTTTTGCTGGATATGCCGAACACAAAAAAGGGTTCGGTGACAGCTCAGCAGCAGCTGATAAGGCCAAAGGTGCTCGTTGGTAGCTCAAGCAAAATCTTATCTGACATGCTTTCGCCGGATGAAAGCTTCTTTATTAAAGATGAGCGCATTCATATCCTCAAAGCCAGCGAGGTAACGTCAGGCAATATTCCTGTGGTAAATGCCCGCAGCGGGTTACTCAATACCCCGCAATTCACAAAGGGTAGTGCGCAGGCAGCTGGCAATCAGCAAAAGCCTGTGCCGACTAACTCACCAGACACCGATCCGGCCAGCAACAAAGATAAAGTTGATTCAAGCACTCTGGTGACGCAGGAAAAAGGGCAGGTAGTTTTTGACACAAAGCTTAATCCAATGCTGACAATCGGCGGTCTATGCTCGCTGGAGAGCGTTACAAACCCTGCGATAAATGGTGTCTACAAAATCTATCAGATTGAAACCAGCGGGCAGTATACCGGCGGGCCATGGCAGCAAAAAGTAACGGCGCGGGTCGCAGGAAATTACAAAATTATAGGCCGTCAATAACCGACCCATAACATATCGAAACATATTTTGTAAGGTGATATTATCCTAATAACTTTGCAAAGGAGTGATGATATGAAAAAGAAGATAATTCTAGGGCTAGCGGTTGCATCTGCTGTGCTAACGCTAACTGGGTGCAAGATTGATATGGGAGCAACTATACCTCTCTCTGGTTTGCTGGGAGATGAGATAAAAACGGGGTCAGCAGATCTGTATGTAGAGGTTCCCGGCTGCAACAGTTACGAAGATTCACGACAGCCATCAAACAGCTTAATTGAGGCTAAGAACGAAATATCACAAATTTTGCCTGATAGTGAATTTAAAGAGTGCTTCAATAAGAAGTTTGATAGTTATGCTCATTTCTCTGTGCCAGTCGCCTATGGCCCGGCAAATGCCGTCACAGACACCACAAGCCAAATAAGGGTTCTCCACAATACTGATAAAGATCTAGCTTATGTCGAGTTCGGCCCAAAGCTGCGCCAAGACCTTGAAAGGGCCACTAGGAAGCCCGGTATATCCGGAGGGATATCGCCTTCTGATTTATCTATACGCTTGAATATAAAAAATGATACAGAAAAACCAGTTCAGGCAGATGTTGCTGGAGTTTTTGCCGACGATTTCCCGGTGATTTACGCAGACTCAGTAAAATTTGAACCAGGTAAGGATTGGGTTTTCAAGCTATCAGATGTGTCGACTTCCAGATTGTTTGACCCAGAGAATTATGCTTGGTTTTTATCGAAGATCAAAAAGTAACAAAAACCCCGCTCCGGCGGGTTTTTTTATGGGTGAAATTCATGATTGAAGAATTGCACGACACCATAGAGTCAGGGGTCGGATTTGCGCTGGCTGATGTTCACACAATTGTTGTTGCAAAGATAACGGCTGTAAACGAAAAGACGATTAGCTGCCGACCCGTAATTAATCGCGTCGTAAGAGAGCAGTCAATATCTTTACCTGAGTTTATTGAAGTTCCTCCTGTAATCATTCAGGGCGGCGGCAGTTATATCGCAGAGCCTATAGCCGCAGGAGATTACTGCCTCGTTCTCATATCTGAACGCTGTTATGACGCCTGGTATGCAGGAAGCGACTTTGTTCCCCCTCTTGAAATGCGCATGCACGATTACTCGGACGGCTTCGCGCTGTGCGGCATCAATCCACAGTCATCTGCTATCTCTATACCTGCGGTCCGGCGCCTGATTAAGGGGGATAGTGAACACGTTGGATCGATGTTTCTCACAGGGGACCTTCAGCAGTCGGAAGGCGTCGCCACACTGGAAGAGTGCGTTGTTGAAGGCAGTCTGAAGTATGGTTCTCTCGAAACTGCCGGCAAGCGCGGGGTGACAGGCTCATTCAGAGGTGACGACGGGAAAACCATCACTGTAACCAACGGCATAATCACGGGTATCTCATGATCCTATCAGCGCTTGATGAAGATAAGGACTGGACGTTTGGCCGCGGCCGTAGCAATTACATAACTGGCGGAAAGGCCATTGCGCAAAAAGTTATGTGCCGCATCCGGTCATTCAAAAATGACAATCCATTGAATATGGATGACAACATCGACTGGTTTTACCTTCTTTCTGAAAAAAATACAGAGCAGCAAATACTGAGAGAGATAGAGCGCGTAGTTCTGGCTACTGATGGGGTCATGCGAATCATTGAGCTGTCGATGACCGTTAATAAAATAACCAGAAAGCAGGCAATAGAGCTTCGGATGCAGACTGTATTCGACGAGCAGACGTTACTTTTCCCTGTGAGCGGAGCGCAGAAAGATGGCACTACAGTTTGATAATAACGGCCTGCAGATAGATACATTCAGGGATATATTCCAGAGCCTGAGCGACGGTTATAAGGCAATTTACGGTCAGGATATCGACCTTGATCAGGAGTCGCCTGACGGACAGCGAGTTGCCATTGAGGCACAGGCTCGCACTGATATAGAGGCTGCACTGCAGTGGCTCTACTCGCAGATGGACCCGGATTTCAACACAGGTGATATGCAGCAGATTATTGCCAAGCTGCACGGGCTTTATCTTCGCCCCGGCTCCCGCTCTCAGCGCGACCTGAAGGTTACTACTGACAGGCCAGTGCTTCTGTATAGTGGTTACAAAATCCGTGATAAGGCTAACCAGGTCTGGTTTGTTCGTCAGGACATCACAGTCCCTGCCGGCACAACGACAGTAACGTTCTTTGCGCAAAACTTTGGCAAGGTCACCGGGCTGGCATCAGATATCTTCACTCAGCTAACGCCTGAGCTGGGTATTTTGAGCATTATCTCTGACACCGCTGTTGTCGTGGGAAGGGATGAAGAGACGCCTGAGCAATTTCGCCAGCGCCGTAACCGGTCACTTGAAAATCCGGCTACTGGCAGCACCGGGGCCATTTTCGCAAAAGTGGCACAACTTGCCGGTGTAACAGACCTCAATATTGATGAAAACGACACGAAATTTGATGATCCGGATACCGGCATTCCGGCCAACTCAATATGGCTGGTAGTTGAGGGCGGCGCCGTGTCTGAAATCGTGGAGGTCATGGTTAAGCAGAAGGGCGGCGGCACAGGAACTAAAGGGAGCATCACCGGGCGTTACGTCGAGTCTTTGGTTCGTCCTGACGGGTCCATTCTTCAGATAGCCCACGACCTGCAGTTCGATCGCCCCGTATACAAGCATCTTCACATCAGGCTCACAGCCAGGCGGAAAACTACCAATGACCCGGTAGATCAGGATTCACTGAAAGAGGCTCTGGCTTCCCGCGAGCTGCACATTGGTGAGAGCATCGACGCAAACGAATTCTACGCTGAGGGCTACAGCACAAGCCGCGTTAACTACATCCTGACCGATCTCATGATAAGTGATGACGGCAGCACGTATACCGATGCAGAACTGTCTCCGGGCTTCCAGGGCAAGTTCACCTTAAGCACCGGTGATATCGACATCACCGAGGTGACCTGATGAATAACGACATCATCAACCGCTATACGCTGATGCTTATCAAACAATACTGGGAGAAGCCGAAAGCTAAAGCTGAAATTCAGGCCATGATGAAGCAGTGGCAGATCATTGCCGACTTCATGCGCAACCCTGACAACTTCGATATTGATAAGGCTACCGGCTACAGACTGGACGTTATCGGCCGCATTGTGGGGTTGTCACGAAGCGTTCCGGCAGTGATCGCAAAGGTTTTTTTTGGATTTAAGGGGCATGACAACTCAGCCGGCTTTAAAAGCAAATCAAAGCCCGGTTACGTGGGGGCACCTTTCTACAGTAAGTTTTCGCCAGCTTATGGTGATTATCAGCTGGGTGATAATGAATACCGACGGTTTCTTAAAGTTAAGATCGCCAAAAACGCCACGTCCGGCACCATAGCTTCTGATGAGCGAGTGAGCCTGCAGGAGGTCATTCAGGCCGCTTTCAATGGAGAAGCATACGTCACAGACCGCAAGGATATGACGCTGGCTCTGAACATATCCCCTCAGATATCCCTGGATGAATTGCGCCTGATCGTGAAGCTGGGGCTTTTGCCTAAGCCTGCCGGCGTCAGGTACGACTATTACTATCAGGTTACGCCCGGGCAGACGTTTGGGTTCTCAAGAAACCCCTCTGCCAGAGGGTTTGCAAGCAAATTTAACGCCGCCTACCAAGGCGGTTTTTTTTCGAGGAAAATTCATGTCTAAGATTGCACGATACGCAGGAAACCTGCCCGCTTTCGGCTCTAATGCTCAGGGACTGGAGCGAACTGTTTTTGGAGGTACAGCCCAGGCCGATGACCTGACATCGCAGATCACTGATGCGTTTCGACGCGGTTGGGGGATAGTTGGCCCTTCTGAAAACCCGTCGCTGGAGGATTTCAACGCCGCGTTCTATACGCTCAGCCAGCTCATCTCATATCAGCATCAGATGGGTGTGCCGGAGTGGGATGCAAAGCAGGAATATTACGTTGGTTCGGTGTGCTCGTATAAAGGCGAACTGTATGAGTCATTATCCAACTCCAACACTGGCAATGAGCCCCCGTCTGCCCAGTGGACGCTTGTTATTACTGCTAAAAATGGGATTAGCAAATTAGGGCTTGGCACCGCAGCGAAAAAAGATGTGGGCACTGGTGCAAACCAGATACCAGACATGAATTCATTTTCATTAAGTTTCAATTTGGCTAATGGCACAGGTTATCAGCAGTTCCCATCGGGACTAATACTGCAATGGGGGTCAATATCTCCGGGTTCAGCTGATGTAACAACAAGCTTTCCCATTGCATTCCCTAATAATGTTTTTTATGCATTTCCGACTGTAGCATATACACCAGGAAGCGGAAGCATTGGCTATGTAGCTGGTAGTGCGATTAGCAGATCACAGATGACATCAAGATGTAGCTCTGGATCTTTAGGCGGAAGATTTGTAGCACTAGGAAACTAAAATGAGATACTCACCAAGCACTAATGGATTTTATCCTGAAGAAATTAACTATGGCGACAACCTGCCGAAAGACCTTATTGTTATAAGCGATGAGCTATACCAAAATCTCCTCACAGGTCAATCCGAAGGCAAGGTAATTACCGCAAACGGTAAAAAGTTACCTTATTTGTCTGATATGCCACCGCCAACAAAAGAAGAGGCGATCGCTCTTGCAATAGGCACTAAGGCATCCTTACTATCTGAAGCAACAGTAGCCATATCTCCGCTGCAAGATAGCATTGATTTGGATATGGCAACTGTTGAAGAGGAAAAGAAACTAGCAGCATGGAAGAAATATCGCGTTCTTGTGAATAGAGTTGATACCTCTTTAGCTCCAGATATTGAGTGGCCTGAAAAGCCTTAACAAGCTCTACGTAAATAAGGTGCAAAAATATCCATATTTCCGACCCATTGGATATGACGACCGTTTCTCCCCCTCTCAACAAGCAGAGTAACTGGTTAAAATTTGTGGAAATTTTTAATGTAGTCATATTTTTTCTTACGGGAGCATTTCCAAAAATGTAAATTTAAACAGGGCTGTCTGCTCCCACATTAATATCCCTGGGAGCGAAGATCTGGACCTGCAATATTAAATTTGACGGGAGGCGCAGCTGTAGACGTTCCATTCACATGGCCTGTAAGCAGCAAAGCCTCTAGTGATACTGCATTTAAAAAAACCGACTATGATATAGCTGTAGAATTTGATATTGCATTCAGTATGGCACCTCTGTGCGTATGGGAAGTGAAATCAAAACGGTTATTTTTTGCGTATCAGATTATCTTAGTAGGAGGATAGGTAAGAGCGGGAGCTGTGGTCGTGAGATGCATGAGAAGGTCTTAAAACAAACCCGCCCTTTAGGGCGGGATGATTTAAGCTCGCTCAAAAAATGTAGACTTACTTCGATTTAGCTTTACACCAATAAGCTCAGAAACCCATCGTTTGTTTTCACAAAAACAGGCAGCGGACTTAGCAAACAGAATACATGGAATCGGTGCCAATACAGATAAAACCAGCAAGGAAGAAATGTCATTCAATTTTAAATTCCAAGCTATATACATGGCGAAAAAAAGTATTGGGAAATGGGTTAAATAAAGAGTGTAAGAAAAGTCTGCGCATTCCTTAAATAAACTAAATTTCAAGTCAAACCTTATAGCATAATAGATCACATAAATCATTACTATACCTATTGCGCAATACAGGTTAAGTTGATGATTTGGCTTAACAGTGTTAAGGTTATGCTGGAAAATAAAATATGCCAACAGCGCTAATAAAACCATATGTAGCATATAAGGCGTGTTTTTTCTTTTACTATCAAAAACAAAAAACGATGCAAAAAAAGAAACAAACCAAATTGATGCGTAAAATAAGGTTTTAATGTTTACATCTTGTAGTAACAGAACGAACATAAATGCCAATAAGATAGATATAAAATTCCTTGTCATTATTACAGCGGCCAAAGCATAGAACCATACCTCGAATGGTAAACTCCACAACACGGCATTTGATGCAATCTGATTGGCAGTAAAGTTATTGGTAAAAGTTAGAGTGGAGATATATTCCATCGGATTGAAAATAAATGAGTAGTTTTTAGCATATTGATGTGGTGTTTTGAATCCAGACGAATCCATAAATATACATGTCACAAAAAATGACATTATCGCAGTAAGAATTAGTGTAAAGACAAGGGGAGGGTATATCCTTATCAAACGCTGCTTAACATATTCAGCGTAATTCAATTTCCCTGAGTTTCTGGACATGTTATTTTGCACTGATACACCAATCAGTATGCCGCTGAGTATAAAAAATAGCATCACGCTTGACTGTGAGATCAATCCTACATAATAAAAGGCATGAGCATTGAATGGCGCTAGGTATAACTGATAGATGTGCGCAAACATTACAAGTATTGCCGAAAGGCCTCGCAGAGAGTCCATCGTTACTGATTGATTTTCCGTTATTTTTACCATGTCAAACGCTCTTTTGGGCATGCAAACATTTCAGATTTGCCTCATTCTAAAAGTTAAGGAAATTTGATGCTAGTATTTTGTAAGGCTTTTGCCGAAATCGTGATATTTTTGTGAGTGTAGAGCTCTAGCATAGCGATGCGTGTTGATAGGTGTACGACTGTTAAGTTTCTAATATTAAATAACTTCCCCCTCTATCTGAGGGTTGTAAAGATCATGAAAACCAGAATATTTTGTTGAATAACCTATCTTGTTATGACTTCCTTAAGAGTAAAAAGTGAAGTAATTTTTTAGAAAATGCGTGGTTTAATAGCTGTTTAATTAATCTATTTGCAGATAACCATAAGCGTTCATGGGTATCAGTGTGATACAATTTGTGGTTTGATGCCGTGCCTGTAATTACAAACGGCCTGCTAAATCAGATTGAGAGGATTTTGTGCACAAAATTTATATAGCTGCACTACTTGTTTTTACGTCGAATTTTGCACATGCAAATATGCAAACTAAAGTTTATTTCCTTAAGGGTCTTTGTGCGGGGAAATATATAGATAGCAATTCCATTGAAGTAGATTATGTGGGGAAAAACTATAAAGCAGCGATGAGGGTTTTCAAAATGATGAAGCCATCAGAGGTTACTTCTTGTAAAGATAGAGATGAAGGTTACGTAAATTACCTGCTTAATAAGTATACTAATTCATTTTAACAAATTGCAAAAAAAGCCCCGGCGACGGGGCAATCCTGTACCGCACAGATCTGAGCAGGCTATGGGATGGGTGCCTAACAGTAAGCATTCACGCCACCAGCAGCAAATAAATACCCATGCCTGCCAGCAGCTTTGGAAAATACACACCTGTCGCATCTTGATCAGATCCACCGATCAATACTACTGTATTTATATACAGTTATTATCATAGGAGGATTTGACCATGCCACGCGAGTACCAGATCAAAGAAGCATTCATCAGTTCCATCAAGCGCGAGCCATCAGGCCGCAGCACTGTTACCACTGCTGACTTCGTAGAGGAGCTGGAGCGCGTTAACTGGCACTTCACACTCAAGCAAGCCAACGACTGGATACGGAGCCACACGGTCACCTTCCGCGACGCCTCAACGCAGGAGGGCGAGAATATGACGTGGTTCCGTTTCAACCCTAACGGTGGCCTCTGATGGGATTCCCTTCACCGGCGCAGGACTACATAGAGCCGCGGCTCAGTCTTAACTCAGTTTTTATCCCTAACCCGGCCACAACGTTCCGTGTCGATATCCCGGACGGCTTCCTGCTTGTTGACTCAGCGGCGAAGGTTAAACCTGGCAACCGGATTGCGTATCAGTGGAACGGCTATTCAGGACTGGGAAAGATGTACCGTAACAGCCTGGTGACAGAAGAGGGTGAGGTGATAGAAGGTGAGCCGCTGAATGATGTCATCGTGCTGGGGAAGGTGACGTGCGAGGTGCGGCACGTTTATGACGATGGCCGGCCGACTATATAGGTGAGACAGATTTGGGACATGCAAAGGTTTGAACCGGTTTCCAAGCCTTTGCATGTTTTCGCATCGTGGGACGTGTGAGCGCGGTAAGATGCGGTAAGTTGTTGTGTTAAATGATGGTTCTTAGAATTCGTAATGCGAAGGTCGCAGGTTCGACTCCTGTTTCCGGCACCAATTAAATCAATGATTTATCCATCATTGGTTCCTTCCCCCTTAAGCATGTGGGACAGATTTGGGACAGGCAGGCCCATAATCGCGTCAATTTGCTTCGCATGCTCAGTCAGATGATTCGGTGCCAGGTGTGCATACCGGCGAACCATCTCGATACTTTCCCATCCCCCCATTTCCTGCAGAACAGATAATGGAACTCCCGCCTGAACCAGCCAGCTCGCCCAGGTGTGCCTCAGGTCATGAAATCGGAAATCTTCTATGCCTGCACGACGCAACGCCGCGTTCCATGACTTGTTAGCGTCATAGCGCATCTTTCTGACAACAGGCGTTTTCGTCCCATCAGGCCGTGTGCTGCTTTCCCGGTAAACGAATACCCACTGCTGATGATTGCCAATCTGTTTTTTGAGCACCTGACATGCGGTATCATTCAGCGCTACGCCAATAGCTCTGTTTGATTTGCTGTCCTCCGGGTGTATCCACGCCACCCGGCGCTGCATGTCGATCTGGCTCCACTCCAGATTGACGATGTTAGAACGGCGCAGTCCCGTTGCCAGTGCAAAGCTCACGACAGACTTCAGCGGCTCCGGGCATTCCTCAATCAGACGTTGCGCCTCGTGAGGCTCTAGCCACCGTATGCGGCGGTTCTTCGGCTGGGGTATCTTCACGATAGGCGCACGCTCCAGCACCTTCCATTCCCTTTCTGCCGTCCTGAGCAGCGCTTTTATAAACGAAAGGTGCGTTGCCTTCGTTGCTACTGAAGCAGGCTTAGGCACGAACTTCGGCGGCTCCTTACCTCTCTTCGCCAGCGACTCCGCGCTGAGCTTCCAGTTTTCCTCATGGCGCCTGTTGGTCATCTTCTGGATCGCGTTATAGATATGCGTCTCAGAGATGTCCTTCAGCTGCATCCCTGCAAAATACTTCAGCCAGAACTTAATCCGGCTCTTATCGTCATCCAGTGACTTTTTATGCCCTTTTTCTTCTATCCACCTGACGCATGCTTCTTCAAACGATACGGCCGGCATCTCTCCGAGCTTTGCTGTCCGCCATGCTTCGGCTTTCAGTTTGTCATGGAGTTCTGTTGCCTTCCTTTTGTCCGCTGTTCCAAGAGATCGCTTAAAGCGGCTGCCGTCCGGCGCTGTGAAACTGGCGTACCAGGTTTCACCCCTGCGGAAGATCGACATGATGATTTCTCCTCATGTGCATCTGCCGCGCTCACGGCGACAGTGTGCATTGGATTGTTCAGAGCGGCAATACATGCCTGACGGGTAAGAAGGTAGGGTGACTTCGGTTTGGACGGGTCTTTGCGCGTGGCGGCCAGCCTGCCAGTTTTAATCCACTTATTGCAGGTTGGCCGGGAGATGCCGAGAAACGCGCAGGCCTCATCCAGGGTAAGCGCGTATGCTTCCATGAATAGCCTCTACAGGTAGTTGAAGATGGTTTTGATTACGATGATCGCTACGATGGTGATGATGAGGTGGAGTGGGGTGATCATGCTGCGCTGACCTTTGCAGCTGATAGCAGCAGCCTGGCTCCGATCGACATTAGCGCATCACGGCTTACGTATCCGGTAAGGCCAAAGTCTGACAGGAAAGGATTCCAGATCAGCAGCATCGAACCCTTGTTATTTCCATTCACTGCCTTGCCTGTATCGGCGCGGACGAAAGACAGCCTACCATTGGTGATGAACCTCACCTCCGTGCATGAGCGCCGAGCCATGCTGAACCATCCGACGGAAGTATCTGCCGGCACAAGCATCACGGTGCCTATGCCTTTACTTGCCTCTTCACTCGCCTTTAAAACCCATGGCGTAATGTCACTGTATGGCGGATTACACCAGGTGATTCCGATCGGGAACTGCGCCGCCCAGTCCTGGTTAAGCGCATCGTCCTGCTCTGTGAGGTAAGTAGGCAGCAGATGGTTAAGCTTACTGGCTGCCACATCTGCTACGAAGCGGAACTCACGATTGAGAGCGGCGAAGATTTCTGGTGGCGTCTGCCACAGATCGCGGATGTCGATCGGTGTGTGGCTGTCATGATATCCAGCCACGGACTGCAACACTTCAGACATAACAACTCCTCACGCAGAGCGCGATAAAGGTTAATAGAGTGGGGGATTAGGCTGGAACGGCTAACGTTTTCTTAATGGCTCCGCGAACGGCTTGGACGATGCGCTTCAGGTATTGGTATTCAGGATTCGGAACGGTCGGCCAACCTGCATACCAAGGGTCATCACCGAGAAGTGACAGCAAAGGTGATCGATAGGTGTAGTCGCAGCAAAGCATTTTTACG